GGACTTGGTGATTCAATTGAAAAAGTTACTAAAGTTACTGGAATTAAAAGTGTAGTAGACAGAGTCGCGGAGGGTTTAAATATCCCCTGCGGCTGTTCTGCTCGCAAAGAAAAATTAAATAAAATGTTTCCTTATAAATAATGGCTTTTAAACTTAATAACCCGCCTTACAAATTAGATAACACCCCTATATATAATGTAGATTTAGGAGAAGGCGTATTAGGTAAAGCCAATAATAATGGAACTATATTAATAAATAAAAATTTAAATCCTAAACAAGTTGATAAAGTAATAGACCACGAAATGGTTCATATAGATCAATTTAAAAGAGGAGATTTAGATTATGATGATAATAATGTTTATTGGAAAGGTAAAACTTATTCAAGAAGCAAAATGAAAGAAGGTGCAAAAAATTTGCCTTGGGAAAAAGAAGCTTACGACATAGCTTAAATTATGTTAAAATTATTATTAGGCCTATTAAAAGGAGGCGACGGCAGGAAGTCAGTAGCCGGTAACTTAGCGTGGGAAATAAGAGAAGCAATTAAGGGTAAAGAATTAGACCCTAATGAAATTATAGAATTGCAAACTAAAATAAATGAAATTGAAGCTGGCCATAGAACAGTATTTGTGGCTGGATGGCGTCCATTTATAGGATGGGTTTGCGGGGTAGCGTTAGCATATAACTTTGTAATAAGAGATTTATTTATTTGGGTAACAAAAACAACCGACGCTCCTCCGGCATTACAAATGGAGCATTTAATGACAGTTTTATTAGGAATGCTTGGTCTTGGCGGATTAAGAACCTTTGAGAAAATAAAAGATAAAGTAAAATAATTTAATTAAATTTAATCAAATGAGTACACAAGAAAAAAAAGTAACAGAAGAGCAATTAGCTAAAATTAAAGAACAACAAGTAACAATGAACAATAAACTAAGGGATATTGGGCTTGTTGAAAATCAAAAGCATGTATTACTACATGAATATGCCGGGCTTGAGCAAGATATGGAAGCCTATAAAAAAGAGTTAGAAAAAGAATATGGCGCTATTAGCATTGATCTTGAAACAGGCGTTTATAAAGAAATAGAAAACACCGAAGAAAAAGAAAAGTAAAATGGATAGTGTTATAAGAAAGATCAGCATCGGCTCTGATTATAAAAATGATGCTATGCATTACTCCGTAAACCAGGAGGTGTATGGGGGACACAAAATAGCTTATATCATATTTGACGATACTGATAGTTCTTATAATATTTTTATAAAAAAGAACAATGAAGTGCTGCCATGGAAAAAGTTTAATTCTAATATGGCTATATCAGTTGAATATAATTTAGAGTATGAATAGTATTTATGATTTTATTGTTGAACCTATTGGGGAAAGATATAATAATACAACCAAAGTAAACGATAAAGAATTAATATTAAATTCTAATATAGAGTCTTTTAAATTTATAAATAAACTTGCGAAAGTAATATCTATACCTAAAGCATATAATACACCTATTAAAAAAAATGATGAAATAATAATTCATCATAATGTATTTAGAAGATATTATGATATAAAAGGTAAGGAAAAAAATAGTAGCAAATATTTTAAAGATAATCTTTATTTTTGCCAGCCTGACCAAGTTTATCTATATAAAAAAAATAATAAATGGCAGTCATTTATGAATAGATGCTTTGTTAAGCCTTTATTAAATAATGACGATACAAGCTTAGAAAAAGAGCAAAAGCATATTGGTATACTAAAGTATGGCAATAGCTTCTTAAAAGCGCTTGAAATCAACCCAGGGGACGTTGTAGGGTTTACGCCTAATAGTGAGTGGGAGTTTATAGTAGATAATGAGCGCTTATATTGTATGAAATCTAATGATATTGTTATTAAGTATGAACGTAAAGAAAACCAAACTGAGTATAATCCAAGCTGGGCAAAAAGCGGTTGAAGAGCTAATTAAAGTAGCTAAAGAAAAAATAGTAGACAGCGAAGATGATGTAAGTGCGGATAGATTAAAAAATGCAGCAGCAACAAAAAAGTTAGCAATATTTGATGCATTTGAAATACTTACTAGAATAGAAACTGAAGAAAAGTTATTAGAAGATAAATCTGCTAATCAAAAAACTTTTGGAGGTTTTGCTGAAACAAGATCGAAATAATGTATAAGCAAACATTGTATTCAGTTATACCTGATTATGTAAAGCCCAATATATTAAAGAAAAAAAATAAACAAAAAAGCTGGGAATACGGATATAATAAAGAGCACGACTTAGTAGTTATAAGTAAAACAGGTGAGCTCGGGGAAGTATATAATATTCAAGGCTTAAAAATAGGTCTACCATTAATACATAAATGCTTTAAAAGATCAAATAAAAAAGCTGAACAATATTGGCAGAAATTTGATTATCCTAAAGAATTAAGTAAAATAAAAAGCGTATTTGAATGGAATAATTATCCGGACAATTTTAAAGAACAATGGTACGATTATATAGATAATGAATTTAAATATAGAGAAGAAGGCTTTGCGTTTTATAATAACGGCAACGAAACTTACATTACTGGTACTCATTACATGTACTTGCAATGGACTAAGATTGACGTTGGGGCCGCTGAATTTAGAGAATCAAATAGGTTATTCTACATTTTCTGGGAAGCATGTAAAGCAGACAATAGATGTTACGGAATATGCTATCTCAAAAACAGACGGTCTGGCTTTAGCTTCATGGCATCGAACGAAACTGTCAACCAAGCTACAATATCAAGCGACGCAAGATTTGGAATTTTATCAAAAACTGGGGCTGATGCCAAAAAAATGTTTACAGATAAAGTCGTTCCAATATCAACCAACTATCCTTTCTTCTTCAAGCCCGTTCAAGACGGTATGGATCGCCCCAAAACAGAGCTTGCTTACCGAGTACCCGCCTCTAAATTAACTCGACGCAAGATAGAAGTAGGCGAACAATTAGCGGATATTGAAGGGCTTGACACTACAATCGACTGGAAAAATACAGGCGATAATTCATACGATGGAGAAAAGTTAAAACTTTTAGTTCACGATGAATCTGGTAAATGGGAAAGACCAGATAATATAATTAATAACTGGAGAGTAACAAAAACAACATTAAGGCTAGGTAGCAGGATAGTCGGAAAATGTATGATGGGTTCCACATCTAATGCTTTAGACAAAGGAGGCGAAAACTTTAAAAAACTATATGAAGGATCAGATGTTACTAAAAGAAACCGCAATGGACAGACTAGCTCAGGATTATATTCTTTGTTCATACCTATGGAATGGAATTACGAAGGATTCATTGATATGTTTGGATTACCTGTATTCGATACACCGGAAAAACCAATCCAAAGTATTGATGGAACACAAATAGATATAGGTGTAATTGATTATTGGATTAATGAAGTTGATGGATTAAAAAAAGATCAAGATGCTTTAAACGAATTTTATAGACAATTTCCTCGTACTACACAGCATGCGTTTAGAGATGAAACAAAACAATCTTTATTTAATCTGACTAAGATATACGAGCAAATAGACTATATTGAAGAAACAAAATATACCGGCCTTATAACTCAAGGTAATTTCCAATGGCAAGGTGGAATAAAAGATTCATTAGTTGAGTTTCAACCTAATAACAACGGAAGATTTTTTATTTCATGGATTCCTCCTCAAAGTATGCAGAATCGATCTATATCTAAAGGTAATTTAAGATACCCTGCTAATGAGCATTGCGGAGCATTTGGCTGTGATAGTTATGATATATCAGGCACGGTAGATGGACGCGGGTCGAAAGGATCTTTGCATGGGCTTACAAAATTTACAATGGAAGATATACCGCCCAACCATTTCTTTTTAGAATATATTTCAAGGCCTGATAATGCGGAAATATTTTTTGAGGATGTATTAATGGCTTTAGTGTTTTATGGAATGCCTTTATTAGCAGAAAATAATAAGCCTAGATTATTATATTATTTAAAAAGAAGAGGATATAGGGGTTATTCTATGAATCGACCAGATAAAGTTTATAATAAACTATCAATTACAGAAAGAGAAATAGGTGGTGTGCCCAATTCAAGTGAAGATATGAAACAAGCTCATGCAGCTGCTATAGAATCATATATTGACGCTCATGTAGGTTTTAATGGTGAAACATATGGCGATTTATATTTTACGCGCACATTAAATGACTGGTCTAAATTTAATCTTAATAACAGAACAAAACACGATGCATCCATAAGTTCTGGTCTAGCTATAATGGCTTGCAACAAAAACAAATATGCTCCGGTAGCTAAAAGAACATTTCAACCGGTAAATTTAGGAATAAGAAGATATAATAATGATGGAGTTACATCAAAAATAATTTAAATACATGATTAATACTAACTATAACAGTTCATTCCCAGATCAGGTAGTACCTGATTCAGTAAAGAATAGTTATGACTATGGTATCCAGGTAGGGCGGGCTATAGAAAACGAATGGTTTAGACAAGACATCGGAGGTGATAGGTATTTACAAAACTTTCAAAACTATCATAGATTAAGATTGTATGCTAGAGGTGAACAACCTGTACAAAAATATAAAGACGAATTATCTATTAATGGTGATTTGTCTTATTTAAATTTAGATTGGAAAATAGTTCCTGTAATACCTAAGTTTGTAGATATTGTAGTTAATGGTATGACTGATAAAGGTTATGAAATAAAATCTTTTGCTACTGACCCATTTGCATTGAAAGAAAGAACTGATTTTGCTTTTAACGCAATGCGAGATATAATTAACAAAGAATATATTGAGCAAATGAACGCGGCTACTGGGCAAAACTTTTATGCTTCAGCGCAACCTGAAAAACTTCCAGCATCAAGAGATGAGTTAGATCTTTATTTACAATTAAATTATAAACAAAGTGTTGAAATTGCTGAAGAAGAAATTATTAAAAATGTTTTTTCTTTCAATAAATATGATGAAATACAGCGCAGAATTGCTTATGATTTAGCTGTTTTAGGAATTGGTATATCTAAAACTAATTTTAATTTATCTGAAGGAATCACAGTAGATTATGTAGATCCCGCAAATGTTGTATATTCTTATACAGAAGATCCAAATTTTGACGATATATATTATGTAGGTGAAGTTAAAAATTTAAGTTTATCAGAAGTAAAAAGATTATATCCTCAGCTTACAGATGAAGATTTAGAAGAAATACAAAAATATAAAGGGCCTAGTAATTATAGTAATTATACAAGAAATTACAAAGCACAAGACGATAATAATTTAATATCTGTATTGTTTTTTGAATATAAAACTTATACAAATCAAGTATTTAAATTAAAAAATACTGATCAAGGATTAGAAAAAATATTAGAAAAAGATGATAGTTTTAATCCTCCAGAAAATAACAATTTTAGCAAAGTTTCAAGAAGCATAGAGGTATTATATACAGGGGCTAAAGTACTTGGCTTAAATAAACTTCTTGATTGGAGTTTAGCAGAAAACATGACGCGCCCTTCTTCAGATGTAACTAAAGTAAATATGAATTATTCTATTTGTGCACCTAGAATGTACAAAGGAAGAGTAGATTCTATAGTAAGTAGAATTACAAGCTTTGCAGATATGATTCAACTTACACATTTAAAACTTCAACAAGTATTGTCTAGAGTTGTTCCTGATGGAGTTTACTTAGACATGGACGGTCTTGCAGAAGTTGATTTAGGCAATGGTACTAATTATAATCCAGCCGAAGCATTAAACATGTATTTTCAAACAGGTAGCATTGTTGGAAGATCATTAACCCAAGATGGTGATTTAAATAGGGGTAAAGTGCCTATACAAGAGTTACAATCTTCTAGTGGAATGGCTAAAATACAATCGTTAATATCTACTTATCAATATTATTTACAAATGATAAGAGATGTTACGGGATTAAATGAGGCTGTTGACGGAAGTACACCAGATAAAAATGCTTTGGTTGGTTTGCAAAAAATGGCCGCAGCAAATTCAAATGTAGCTACAAGGCATATTTTAAAAGCTTTAATGTATATTACAATTAAAACAGCTGAGAATATAAGTTTAAGAGCAAATGATGCCTTACAATTTCCATTAACAAAAGATGCTTTACTTAATAGTATAAATACATTTAATGTAAATACGCTTGAAGAAATGGAAAAAGTAGCAATGCATGACTTTGGTATATTTTTAGAATTAGAACCGGACGAAGAAGAAAAAGCTAAGCTTGAACAAAATATACAAGTTGCTTTACAATCAGGTGGAATTGATTTAGACGATGCTATTGATGTACGCCAAATATCAAATTTAAAATTAGCTAATCAATTATTAAAATTAAAAAGAAAAGAAAAAGCAGCAAGAGACCAGCAAGCCAATCAAGCTAATATACAAGCGCAAGCGCAGGCAAACGCTCAAGCATCAGAGGCTGCGGCACTTGCCGAAGTACAAAAGCAACAAGCATTAGCAGAAACAAAAGTACAAATTGAAAAAGCTAAATCAGATTTTGAAATAGCCAGAATGGAACAAGAAGCATTAATTAAGAAACAATTAATGGCTGAAGAATTTAATTATAATATGCAATTAGCTGAAATACAAGCTGCTGCAACTACTAGAAAAGAACAGGAAATAGAAGATAGGAAAGATAAACGTGTAAGAATACAAGGTACACAACAATCTGAACTAATCGACCAAAGAAAAAATGATTTATTACCTAAAGATTTTGAATCTGCAGGTAATGATAATTTAAGTGGCTTTGGCTTAGAACAATTTGAGCCAAGGTAAAGTTTATTAATTAATTTTATATTATTATATTATGTCAACAGAAGTAAAACAAGAAGGGGACTTTAAAATTAAAAAAAGAACCCCAAAAAAATTAGCCGGTAACGAAGATATTATAAAAGTAGATCTTTCAAAGCCACCTGTAGAACCAAAAAAAGAAGAAACAAAAGATGCCGTTCAAGAGCCAAGCACAGAGAAAGTGGATGTACATGAATCATCCGGAGATGGCAAAGAGGTGGGAAAAGGAAACGCCGAAGAACAAACCACTTCCGAAAAAACTGAAGAAAAAGCAGTAGAAGATTCTCCAATACAAATTATTGAAGATGAAGAAAATAGTTCTGAAGAGAAAAGAGTGGATAGAAGCGATGAAATTACCGCTGCCACATCGGAACAAAAAGAAATATTACAGAAAGCAGAAGCACAAGAATTACCCGAAGGAGTAGATAAACTTATAAAGTTTATGGAAGAAACTGGAGGAACAGTGCAAGACTATGCTAGATTAAATGCAGATTATTCAAATGTAGATAACAATACATTATTAAGAGAATATTATAAACAAAACAAACCTCATCTAGACGCGGAAGATGTTAATCTATTATTAGAAGATTTTACATGGGATGAAGAAATTGATGATGATAAAGACATACGCAAGAAAAAAATTGCATATAAAGAAGAAGTTGCAAAAGCCAAAAACTTTTTAGAGCAAACAAAAAGTAAGTATTACGAGGAAATTAAATTACGACCTGGTGTTACTCAAGAGCAACAAAAAGCAATGGACTTTTTCAATCGATACAATGAAGAACAAAAGCGTAATGAAGCTGTTCGAGAAGGATTTATAAATACTACTAAAAATTATTTTTCTAATGATTTCAAAGGTTTTGATTTTAAATTAGGAGATAAAAAAGTTAGGTATGGAGTTAAAGATCCAAACTCAATAGCAGAAAGCCAAAAAGATCTTACAGACTTTGTCGGGACGTTCCTGGACAAAAATGGTCAAATGAAAGATCCTGCTGGTTATCACAAAGCAATTTACGCTGCGCGAAACGCCGATACTATGGCAACACACTTCTATGAGCAAGGCCGTGCCGATGCTATTAAAGAACAAGTTGCAAAAACTAAAAACATTACTACTGAACCAAGGCAAACAGCTCCAGGCGATGTATTTGTTAATGGTTTAAAAGTAAAAGCTATTAGCGGTTTAGATTCTTCAAAACTTAAAATTAGAACAAAAAAATTTAACACTTAAAATTTAAAACATGAGTAATGTAGTACCCTCGTTTGGGACAATTAAACCTAGTCAGAAACAACAAGTTCTGTCTACAAATTATCTGCAATTTACAGATAAAGCTGGTGATGACTTTTCAGATTTTGCCGCACAATATCTTCCTGAAATCTACGAACAAGAAGTAGAGCGATATGGAAACCGAACTCTTTCTGGATTCTTACGTATGGTAGGAGCAGAAATGCCTATGACCTCAGATCAAGTAATTTGGTCAGAGCAAAATAGATTGCATATTGCATATGACAATGTTACTAAAGCTAGCGCAACAACTTTAACTTTTGTACTTAATGCTACAGCTGGACCTAACTTTGTTGATAATGCAATTTCAATTAATCAGACTATTGTAGTTATGAATCCTTCTACTGGAGCTGAAGTAAAAGCTTTAGTTACTAATAGTGTTGATACTTCTGCTACTTTAGCTACAATTACTGTTGCTACATATACAGGAGCTGACTTAGCCGCTACTTTCGGATCAGGATCACCATCAAATCTTAAAATATTTGTATATGGTTCTGAATATAGAAAAGGAACTGGAGATGCTGATATTAGAAGCGTAACCCCTTCTTTTACTCAATTTAGCAATTCACCAATTATTATTAAAGAAAAATACAGAGTTAATGGCTCTGATATGGCTCAGATTGGTTGGGTTGAAGTTGCTACTGAAGATGGAACATCTGGCTACCTATGGTATCTAAAAGCTGAATCTGAAACCAGATTGCGTTTTGAAGATTACTTAGAAATGTCAATGGTTGAAGGTGAAAAAGCTGCTGCAGGTTCTGGAGTTGCTGGACTTGCTTCTGATTATGGCGGAACTGAAGGACTTTTTGCTGCTGTTGAAGCTAGAGGTAATGTACTAAATAACTTTAGTGCTGCCGCTGGACTAGGCGAGTTTGACAGTATTCTTAAAAATCTTGATACTCAAGGTGCTATTGAAGAGAATATGCTTTTCTTAAATAGAAAAACATCTTTGGATTTTGATGATATGCTAGCTAATATTTCTTCTGGTATCGGAGGAGGTACTGCTTTTGGTCTATTTGAAAACTCTGAAGAAATGGCTTTGAATCTTGGATTTTCAGGATTTAGAAGAGGTTCTTATGACTTTTATAAAACTGACTGGAAATATCTTAACGACGCTTCTACAAGAGGTGGAGTAGCTGTTTCAGCAATTGATGGAGTTCTTATTCCTGCTGGAACATCAACTGTATACGATCAAATTTTAGGTTCTAATATCCGTAGACCCTTCTTGCACGTTCGTTACAGAGCTTCTCAAACTGAAGATAGAAGAATGAAGTCTTGGATTACTGGATCTGCTGGAGGTGCTTTTACTTCTGACATTGACTCTATGGATGTTCACTTCTTGTCTGAAAGATGTTTGTGTGTACAAGGTGCTAACAATTTTGTATTGTTTACTGCATCGTAATTTACCCGGTATAAATTACCCTCGTTGTATTGGCGGGGGTAGTTTTTACCTTTTAACTATTTAATTTTATTATATCATGGCTAAAAAAGCTACAAAAGCAGTAAAAGATATTGAGGTTGCGCCTCAAGTAATTGAAAAAAAAGAAATTGCAAAACCTGCAGTAAAAGTTTCTGAACCCTCTAAACCTAAATGGGAAATTAAAGACAGAACTTATTTATTAAAAGGATTAAAAACTCCTTTAACATATACTATTGCTTCTCGTCATACTCCACGTTATCCATTATTGTGGTTTGATCAAGAAAAAAATGAACAAAGAGAATTAAGATACGCTACTAATCAAAATTCACCTTTGGTTGATGAACAATCAGGGGAAGCTACATTAGGGCATATTGTTTTCAGAGATGGTACTTTAACGGTAACCAAAGAAAAACAAAATTTACAAAAATTATTATCTCTTTATCACCCTATGAAGGATATTAAATATTCAGAGTTTAATCCAGTTGAAGAAGCTGTAGATGATTTAGAAACTATTGAATATATTATTGAAGCTTTAAATGTTGCAAGAGATATGGATGTAGACCAAGCTGAGGCTATTTTAAGAGTTGAAGTGGGTTCTAGAGTATCCGAAATGAGCTCTAAAGAAATTAAAAGAGATTTATTAATATTTGCAAAAGAAAATGCGCAATTATTTTTAGAGCTTGCTAATGATGAAAATGTACAGCTAAGAAACGTAGCAATTAATGCTACCGAATTAGGGCTGTTATCTTTATCACAAGATCAAAGAACATTTAGTTGGAATAAGACAGGTAGAAAAATAATGAATGTACCATTTGACGAAAATCCATATTCTGCAATGGCTGCATTCTTTAAAACTGATGAAGGTATAGAGATATATAAATCTATAGAGAAAAAACTTTCATAACGTGTAATATTTATAATGTGTAGGGCCGTCTTTTGGCGGCCTTACTATTATATAACAAAAAATAAAAATGGCAATAAACGTAAATACTGTATATCAAACAGTGTTGTCTATTTTAAATAAAGAACAAAGGGGGTATATGACTCCTGATGAATTTAACAAAGTAGGAACACAAGTTCAACTTGAAATATTTGAAAAATATTTTGAAGATTTAAATCAACAAGCTAGAGTTCCTCAAAGCGATTTAAACTACGCTGATAGGCTAGAAAATATAGATGAAAAAGTAGCTATATTTAAAACGTTTGGCAATGCCTTATATAATAATACATCACCTACCCCTACTAATTATTTTACTTTACCCACTACTGATTCTTATGGAAGAACTGTTAACTTTTATAGATTGGGTGAAGTAACATATAATAGTGAAGTTTTAGTACAAAGACTTCAAAGAAATGATTTTTATACTTCTGAAAAATCTAAATTAACAAAAGCAACTGAAACATTCCCAACATATTTATATGAGAATAATTATTTATTTATAAAGCCAGATAGCATTCAAGATAATGTTCAGGTAGAATTTATAAAAAAGCCTTCAAATATAATATGGGGATTTGATGTGTCGCCAACTTTAGGCCAATACATATATAACCCTCTCCCTTACAGCGCTACAGATCAACCAAGTGGTTCAATTGATTTTGAAATTCACGAAAGTGAGCAAACAGAAGTAATACTAAGAATACTTCAATATGCTGGTATTATTATAAGGGATCCTCAAATAGTCCAAGCTGCCGCTCAACAGGTGCAAATGGATGAAATTAATAAAAAAAGTTAATAAGCTATGGCAAAACCAAACGGCGGTTTAATACAAGAAACTAATGCACAATATTACGCGGGAACTCAAACGTTTTTAGCAGATGGGGCAACTACAACATTTACAACCACATTTAATACAGATTTAGTATTTGGCAGCTATGACCCTAATAATAAAAATTATGGGCAAAATAATTTTAAATTATATACTAGCCCTACGGGAATAGCCGGCTCTTATACTGAGTACATACAGCCTTATTCTGTGACAAATAATACTATTACTATCCCGGCAACTCCTGCAAATAATTTAGTAATAGTAGTGCAATTAAAAATGTTAACAGGAGGCAATTATGGTAATGAAGACGCCTATGGTAATATTGTAGAAGAAAATTATGGTAATTATGCTTATATAAAAGTTTCTGATTTAGTTACAAATTTTTTAGTTGGTTATGTAGGAAATGGTAAAATTATACAAAATGTAAAACGCACCGATATTATATTTCACGTTAAACGCGCTTTGCAAGAATTTAGCTATGATACATTGCCTAGTATAAAGTCGCAAGAAGCAACAATACCTCCAAATTTATCTATTCCAATGCCTCAAGATTACGTTAATTACGTTAAGATGTCGTGGGTAGACCAGCTCGGTGTTAAACATATAATATACCCTACGACTTTAACTTCAAATCCTGATAGTTTATTACCTCAAGATTTTCAAGGAGTTCCTTTACAAGATAACTTTAATGAAGATTTAAATGCAACATCATTAACTGAGTCTAGATGGGATACTGCAAATGATCGCTTAATAAATGGTAATTTAAATTTAAATGAAATAAACAAAGGTATATATCCAGGTTCTTGGTATGGATTTGGGTTTGAAGGATTTTGGGGCGAAAGATATGGATTAAATCCTGAAACATCGCAAAGAAATGGGTGGTTTACTATGAATCATAGAGAAGGAAAAATATCTTTTTCAAGTAACTTAAGAGATGCTTTGGTAATATTTGAATATATTTCCGACGGGCTTGCGTATGATCAAGATATGAAAGTTCCTAAAATGGCAGAAGAAGCCATATATGCTTACGTAAATCATGCTGTTTTATCTACTAAAGTTAATACCCCTGAATATATAGTTAATAGATATAAAAGAGAAAAAAGTGCTAAACTTCGTAATGCAAAAATTAGATTATCTAATATTAAACTAGATGAAATAGTTCAAGTAATGCGTAATAAATCTAAATGGATTAAAAGTTAAATAAATGGCAGAAGTTAAAAATGCTTTTATAAAGTCTAAAATGAACTTAGACCTTGACGCACGATTAGTG